AACTATAGCACCCTTTGGGATATACTTCAGTATGGGTTTGACACCATAATCAGGTGTGTAACACTCATCGTTGTTACCCACCGAATACATTAACTTACCACTATCTAATTCTTTGACCATAGTTCTCAATCTCCTTCTGTCCAATACTTACCCCTATTCTAGGGTCTTTTTTGTGTGATGTTCCTTCATCAAACTGTTTCTTAATCTTTGGTAATAATAAATCCAATACAACATCGCAACCCAACTTCCAGACTTCTTCAACTTTACCCCCCTTGAATCTTGCATAATAATGGTTCTGGTACTTACCAATTTTATCCTCTACAATATATTTCTCCTGTAGTTCCCAAGTATCTTGAACACTTATACCATTATAAGTTCCATTGACACTCTTACCTATGGTAGATTTGTATTCACATCCACCATCTTCATCAATCGCATCTTCTCCAGAATAGTCATCTGCGACTTTATGACCAAGTAATCCCGCCATATAGATTTCTCTTGACCTTGCATAAGAGAATGGATCACCCCATCCCTGTTCTTCACATAGGTCATACATTTGTTCGTATAGGTCACGATACTTTTCTTCGGGGGTCATAATCATTGTTGTATATGACTCTATTATAACAGATATATCACTTATGTGCAATCTACTGTGACAGTTTCTTAGGTGTCCAATCCCCCTGTGTTAGAAAGTTTAATCTGCTAAACTCATCCCTATCTACTAATTTGTATATACCCCACTTGTTCCACATCACATATCCTTCGCCATCACACTCATCTAAATCATCAAACGATTTCCACCACGCATTGTTCTCACACATCGCAAGTGCGTCTAATTTGATAGACTTAACCAATTTCCATAGTCTCATTAAGTTTACATCTACATTATGTTCTTTTGCAATACGAATAATGTTCTCTTCTGTGAATCTATGTCCACATTTGATGCAATGATTAATAGATTTCTTAAGTTGTGATGCTGTCTTATTATCTGTAAATTCCACCATAGTTGCCATTTGTTTAGCAAATTGAACTCTATCCCTCACACTATCTTGAAATCTACCTACACAATCACATTGCATAAACAATACACCTTCACAAGTGCTACGCAATGGTGTATCTAATGGAAGTGCGTGAGTTTCAAGTAATGTATCGCCTGTAGGAATATACTCTGTGTGTGGTGCAATAATTATCTTATGTCTTATCTTATCAGGAAAAAGATATAGTAGTGTATTAGGTTTATATAAGTCATCGCCACCATAACCAATAAAGTCTCCCTGATAAATCTTATCAGTTCTTGGCAAATAATCAAAGCAAGCGTGAAGTTTATCTGCTAAACTTTTTTTATCTGCATATAATGTATCAATCTCTTCGTGAGAGTGACATATCATTTTCTTTACCTTATTGAATACTGACTTAGTTCCCACAAAGAATTTATCATTTGCAGGGTCAGTTCCCCAAAATACAGCAGGGCAACCATCAATTTTAAGTGATAATCTTCCCTGTGTTTTTAACCAATTTAGTGCTGATAAATGTCCAGTAAGGATAGTATCTTCGGGGTGTTCGATGTGTCTGAGTTGCATTTGTCTAAAGAGTGAATTGTGGTAATTTCTTAAACTTATTCTTTCCCTTGCCTGACTTACACATATCTCTATTGTACTGAATATATAGTTCTTCTTGTAACTTAAATGCTTCAATTTCGTGGGGTTGCTCATAATATTTTACGTCACTCACATTCATACCTTTGTAGTATGTCCTACCTGATTTGAGTCTAAGTGAACCTTCAACCCATTGTTTTAGATGCACTAACTCATGTAATAAAGTTTTTACATAATCAATTTCCATCATACCTGAGTGAAGTGATATGGTAAAATCTCTTGGTCTGGAATAAGAAGTTGCATCCAAGTAACCATAACAATCATCCTTCATCAAACTACGATGAACAATGTCAATAGTGAGTTTATGTCTAGGCAAGTACCTGTCTATAAACCAAGTGGTAATACTCTCACACCGTTTCTTAGAATAACCATATCCAAAATGGTAGATGTAAGATTTGTTCCCCAATGTAGCATCCATAAGAAAGAAAGAATGAAAATAAGTTTTTCCTTTGTGGTCATTTTTGTCATATATCTATTATAGCATTAAAAAAGGGGGTTGGATACCCCCTTGTGCCACTTATTCAACTGTCTCCTTTTTTGGGATTTGTACCTCCTTGACAGTTACACTTAAAATCTTTTCATAATTCTTATCAAAGTTTTGTCTAACAGAATATCCTACCCATCTGTCCTTGACAAATACATAGGCATACTCTTGCCAACAATCTATTCTTGTGAACTCATCAAAGTTTTTACTTAATACAGGTGCTTCATCATCGCCACCATAGTATGTTGCTCTAGGTTCTACATCTATATGCTCTCCTGTCTCTGCATCATACTCACTATCTGAATAACAACATCCCATATTGCCACCATCTATAAGTTCTGATGCTTTTTCATAGGTATTGAAGTGTTCTTCGAGAGTAACACCTAACCACTCTGGGTATCCATCGAAGTGATGATATACTGAGAGGATTGAATCATCTGGTAGTAAGATACCAATTCTGGAACGTGTTGACATAGGGTTTCTTTTAATTGATAGTATTAATATAGCACATAGGTTAGAGGATTCAACTCCTACTGTGCCACTTCAATTACTGGCATATAGAGTGTACCATACTTTCCAAAAATACGTCTAAACTTACCAAGTCTATCGCCAAGATAAACTATTGCCGATTGAAATGGAGCTGCACCTCTACCATCGCCAAACTTTAATCTTCGATTAACTGCAAGAAATGGATATTTAGATAATGAGTTCCACCATTTTGTGGATACATCCATCTTAATCAGCAAGACTAATTCCTTTGCGTGTCCTAGTTCGTACTGTGATACTGCATAGGGTATCCACTCCTTACTATTACTATATGGATGATTCATGAATACACTATCAGCAACCCATTTATGTGAAAGTCCGTTAGTTTCTTCTGTAAAATATTTCTTTGCGATTACATTAGGATTCTCGATGTCATTACAACAAGGGTCTAAATCTAGTTTGTTATCGAAAAATTCTAGTACATCCTCTACAAAATCAGAGGGGGTGTTCCAACAATCAGTTTTGTTTCCTGTTGTGGAAGTTAAGGCTTTGAGTGCTGTTGATGTCATATACACATCATATCATATATTCTTTTCTTGTCTATCTTATATCTAAATATTTTTATGTACGGATAACCCTATATGAAATTAATTGACGGATGCCATTCATTAAAATTAGAATGTGCATTAAGAAATCTTGGTTTTGTTGACATCAAATGGAGATGTGTTGCCAATGCAGGAATCTTCTTCGTTGTTCCTGTCGGCATACCTGATAATCCCGAAGGAGACTTACTTGGATTTCAGATAACACATTCTGATAGGGTTGTCAAGTTATCTGAAAGTGCCAAGAAAGCTTTAGACTTTGCTATATCAATGTCCTAGTCATCATAAACCAGACACTCTGGTTCGTCAGGGTGCATTTCACAAAACAGTTCAAGAGCGTTAGGGTCATGATGGTCGCCAGCTTCAATCTCATCGTGATGATGGTCAGCATAGACTTCTAGTTCATGAAGTTCCTCTTTGTAATGTCTTCTCGCTGCGGATGATATAGTAGGGTCTTCGAGTAAGTGTTTGTCTTTCTCGATGTGGTCTTCTATAGTTTTCATAATGTTTCCTGTTGTTACAATACTATTTATGTTTTTTGTAATAATTTAATGTTCGGTTAAGTCCCAATGCCATTTAATTGCTTTGATAAAATCAAACGTATCTTCCATATAAGTTTTATCATTATTGTCGTATTTCCACTCACACAAGTAATTTCTCATTTCCTGTAGTGTCTGGAAATCTCCTTTATGGTCATAATTTTCGTCATACAGATGATACTTCATTTTATGTCAGGATTAAAGAAAGTTCCAAAAAATCCACTATCTCCATCCTTTCTGTTTTCTAGTTTGTCTATCATATCACTCGCTTCAATAAGAGTATCAACTTGATAAAGCATATCAGCGATATTCTTACTAACGTAAGCTTTCTCTGTTCTAGCTGCACACGCTAGTGCGTCTTTTAGATTTTCTTGTGCATCCCTCAAAGACGCTTTAACTGTTTCTGATAGTGCCATTAGTCTTTTCTATGATTTTTAGTCCATACTATTTTGTCATTGTCAACTTTTTTCTTAAAACCTCTTTCAATAAGTTCCTTTTCTGATAATCTATCTGGTAATTCAGTATAATCAATCCAATTTGCTTTATCGTGTATTGAATCGGCATTAAGATTGACAACTTTTTGTGACCTGTCTATCTTATGGAATATGTCAAGGACTTGTTTTGAGTGTTTTGCACAAACTCTATGGTATTGAATATTTTTCTTTATTGTTGAAGAAAAACAATCAATAATCTCTTCTGGTGTACAATCAGAATTTAGTGCATCCTGTATTGCATCTTCTAAACCTTTAAGTGCATAACTGCTGAGATTGTCATCCATGTTGTTTGTCTAAGTTAATTGCTTCCTTTACTATACCCTCTATTTCCTTAGAAGTCAAGTTATTCAACCATTTCCACTCAGGGTCATTTCTATCCCACTCAATAGTATAAGACCCATCGTCATTTTGATTGAAGTTCAGATTGTTCGACATTTTTGAGTTTCTTTTTAATCATTTTTGCATATTTCACATCCCCCTCAGTATATAAATTTGGATGTGCCTTCGCTCTTTTTAATAATTTTTTCGCTGCCCTCTTGTTATCTATCATTATTTGCTTCGTAACGTTTTGTAACATTATTTAGCAATTATGTGATATTCCTGACCGAACCCGATACTGATGGACTTTCTTTTTTAATTTTTACTTTAGTCTTGACTTTGCTTTCTAGGTACGCTATTCTGTCTTTTGCCCACATCATATCGTCTTGTAACTTATCAACTTTTTGATTCATTTGTTGTATGAGTTCTTCGACCATATACATATCGCCTGACAATGGGTCTTTAACTCTGACCTCAAATCTATCCTCTGGTGTGAGTCTATCCTTATATGGATACAACCAATCTTCTAACTCTGAAACTGTCCACCATACAATTTCATGTATAGTAAACATTAAATTCTTAAACTTTTTAATTGCTCTCATTTTGGTAACTTACGATTAAAATTCCACCAACTGAGTTTTAACAAAGACCAGTAGATAAGGCACAACACCTTTTTTACAAAGTATTCTGCCCATAGGAATGATAATATTATAGCATCTTCTAAGTTATCTGGCAAGACCTTTTCTCTCCTGTATCGCTTTCATCTGTCTCTCTAAAAGGAATTTAATATCTCTGAGACTTGCACCTAACAAAGCTTCATCTATGTTATCCTTGATTAAGTCATCTATGTGAGCAATATGCTCTAACATAAACTTAATCTTTGTTTGTTGATTCATCCTCATTGAAGTGGTTGTGCCTGACGAATACAACCAGTAGCTCTCTCAAAGAAACTTATATGAAAATGACCTTTAACACCAATCAAAGATATTCTAGGATAACTACTGACTATTTCTATTGTCTCTACCAAATATGTATTACCTTGAAGTAATCGTTGCTCTGGGTCATCGAACTGATGGTATCCCCACTCTATTTCATCGTCTGGTTTACCAACATATCTAACTGTATTTCCAACTTTTAAGTCCATTGTTCAATCTCCGATTCCATCATTGCTATTAGTGTATCGTAAGGTATCCAAGCAGGGTTTTCATCCTTAAATTGTACTTGTACTTCCTTGACATTTTTCTGATAAAACCTATCATAGATTGTCCTTACATTTTTGACAGGTCTAAATGGATTCTTAAATTGGTCTTCCATATAAAAATATAACTGTACTAATTATAAAACCCCTGACTTTGTGAGTCAAGGGTTTGTTTTTCTTTGCTAATTTGATTAAGGTGGATGAGTGAATTGATACATTTGATAACTCGGTAAACTACAATTAACGAATTAAAACCTCCTTACATATTCTTTTACATTCTGCTTGGTTTTCGTCACATTCGACTAGGCACTCGTAGTATTCTGTGATTAAATCGTTATCCTCATTGTAACCATTGAGTTGATTAAGTGGAATTAAGTTGTGCATCTGAATCGAAAATTATTGGACTAAAGTATGATATAATGTAAGAGTTTTAGTGCATCTTATTTTTCCTAACTCTAAAAATATTTAGAAAATTCTGTCTGTAAATCCTAATATAATTTAACAAAAATTTATGCCTACGCACATATACCTAGTCACGTTGTCGCCAATCATCTGAACGCTCTTGCTTAAACCAATCAGCGATGTCATCTGCACCATTAAATCCTCTTTTAGGTTTTCTATCTGGATTGCCTATGTCCAAATATTTAAGGCACGAACTATCATCATCTGTTGCTAATCTTCTTGCTTGACTTAACATACCTCTGGCACTTGTATTTGCTTTCGCCAACTTATTCGCCCATATCATATCCTCTAGTGAAACTTCTGTTCCAGCTGCGATGTCTTTACAAATCGCTTGCAATCTTAAACGGTATTGGGTAGATAACATAAAGTAAATTAATAGTTCACATTATTTATTTTAATATATTTACCCTAATATGAATGTATTAGTATGAACACATTACCGCCATTTTGATAATGGTTTTGTTTCTATTAACTTAACGGTTTCAAGGTCATCACTCTCATCTGGATTCGTATGATATGTCACTTCTTTTAATGTCTTTAGATATTCTAAAACGTGTTCTCTTATCTCCATCAAATCTTCATAACACCCCTGATTATATGCACAACCTCGTAAATCGTGGTCAGGTTTTAATACTGACTCAGTAAATAAATCTAACGCTCGCTGATACTTTTGTGCAGATGTTTCCTCTGCATCAATTGAGTTTTGATCGTGCATTTTTCTTCTCCTTTTGAATTCCTTTTTTTATGTATATCATAGCACACTCAAAATTCTTTGAGAAGTGTTCTACGATACCATTATGCACTATGGCAAACTTTCTTCCGTTTGATGGTACTGCTGCCCACATACCATCTTTAGATACCCAACCAGACGGTTGACCGATTTTGGCATCTAATAAAGAAGGAAATGTGGTAGGGTAGAACGATTGATAATTATCTCCCCTTGCCATTAAAATACAGCAGTAACACTTACAACAGTAGCATTAGGGTTTCTTGCAAGTGCAACTTGCCTTGCTTCTTGATAGTCAACTGCTCTTACTTCTTCAGTAAAAGTTTGACCTGCTACATAAAGTTCTACTTTAACTCTCATTAAAATAATCTCCCTTTAGTTGCAAATTTTACGATTGCGAATGATGAACCAATACAAAATGTCATCAATGCAAGAGTGAGAACGAATCCTTCAATCATAGTATCTCCTTTTGTTTACCCTTCTATTATATAATATCTAAGATGTTAATGCAAGGCTCTTGTGCCACTTTGTTAACTGGTTGATAATCATTAATTCTTTTTTCAATAAGACTACCATAGTTTTCATTGAGTTCACAACCAATATAATTTCGACCTAATGACTTTGCAACTGCAGCTGTAGTTCCTGCACCCATAAAAGGGTCAAGCACGATGTCTCCCTTATCACTCCCTGCTAGTATGCAAGGTTCAATCAAGTCAGGTGGATATGTGGCAAAATGTGCTTCCTTATATGGTTTAACTGTTACTGACCAGACAGATCGTTTATTCTTTGTTGGATATGATTTTGTAAGTCCCGAATGGGGTTGGAGTCCTGTTCCTTCGTTGTGGTATTTTCCGTTTGTTCTGTCTCTTGTTCCCCAATCTTTTGCGGGTTCTTTGATTGCTTCATTATTGTAATAATACTTCTTGTTTTTACTGAATAAAAATATATATTCGTGTGACTTTGTACACCTGTCTCTCACACTCTCTGGCATCGGGTTAGGTTTATGCCATATAATATCCTGACGTAGATACCACCCATCGTTTCTCATTGCAAAGGCAAAGAGCCATGGGATTCCAATAAGGTCTTTTTCTTTGAGTCCTTCGATTCGATTTCCTCTGCGAGAACACATATCTGGTAAGTCTTGTTTAGTAGTTGAGACACTTTGTTTTGGTAGTCCTTGTCCTTTTCCAGGTCTGTAATTATAGTAACTATCCCCAAGATTAACCCAACAAGTTCCATCATCTGTAAGCACATTGCGAACCTCCTTAAATACGTTTACAAGTTTTTCTACATATTCCTCTGGTGTTTCTTCAAGTCCTATCTGACTATCTTGTCTGATAGCACCACACTTCGGGCATTTTGTTTTGTATATGGCATCGCCAACCCCCGCCATATCATCGTGATTCTTATGACCTGTATTGCAATTCTCAGGTTTGACTTTACTGTCTCTCCTATGATTACAATTAGGGTCGCCACCTATCCAAGTAGCAGTTCCATAATCACGCAATCCATAATATGGTGGAGATGTAACACAAGTTCTTGCACTATTAGGTGCAAATTCCTTTAATGTGTCTTGACAGTTTCCAAATAAAATTTTGTTCAATTACTCCACCTCTCTAGTATTTTAGAACTACTATTGTGTTTGTCATCGCCACCAACTTTCCATCTAAAGTGTACACGATGGTCGGTCTTAAACGTATCAAACTCTGGAGCATTGACATCATTTCTATCTCCTCCATTACAGAATATCACTAAATCATAAATCTGTAAACACATATCAATAGCATCGCAAGCACTTCCATCATCATCTATGAAAGGTATTACTAAATCAACATCTTTCATACCTGATACAACTTCTTTTCTTTCATCGAAGTTCATAAAGTATTTGCCCTTTTTACGAATTAACCACTCATCTGAATTGAGTGCAACACATAAAGGACTCTCTGGGTCAACCTTCTTTGCTTCCCGAATATACTTAACGTGTCCACCATGTATGGGGTCAAACCCACCTGAGATTAAAATAATTCTGTTCATCGTGTAACTACTGTGGTTGCTGCTTTACCTTGATTGAATATAGTATCAACAACTGCCTCAACTTTCTTGGCGGTTGAGATACCTACGTTAGAGTAAACTGGTACACATACAAGACCGAATACTTTGTCCTCTGCACCCTTACGAATTACTCTACCGATTGTCTGACTAATGCCTATGTAATCCATATTACGCATAAACAATACTGCTTCAAGACCATTGACATTGATACCTTCTGAGAGTATGCTGTGATGAAGAACTACAAATCTCTTTGTAACATCTTTACCCCAAGCATTGAGTACATCAAAGAACTCTTCTCTTGAAACTTTCTCTCCATCAATGATAGCACCTGTCTTAGATGTTATCATCATCCAACTATAACCTCTCCACGCTAATTCGTCAACAAAGTTTGTGCGTGAGATAAGACTTACAATCTGCTTGGTTGACTTTGCACATATCAATACTTTGTCCTTACGAATATTATCAATCGCATTGATCATTTGCTCACAATCTCTGTCAGCAACCAACTCATCTTTCTTGAGTATTCTTGATTTATATACTTCAACCTTTGGTGGTAGAATGTAACCTGCCCTGACAAGTGTAGGTGCAGGGATTTGACATATCACACGACCATAAACATCTGTGTTGTTCATACCTGCTTTATATACAGTTCTTGTATGCTTGGGTGTTGCTGTAAAGAAGTAGCAACGATGAGCATTGTTTGAGAAGTATTCGGTAGCAGGGAAAAAGTTTTTCTGTACTGAGTTGTGTGCTTCATCAAAATAGATAGTATCAACATTGATACCACTATCCTGTATCTTGTGAAGTGAATGATAAGTTGTAAATATAATTCTTCTACCACTCAATGTTGACTCGACAAATGATTGTATCTCAAGTGGATTTGTACTGCTGAATACACCTTTGATTTTACCACTATGAACGTGCATTGCAGATACATCGTAGAGGTTCTCATCTACAATATCCATAAACTCTTTGTAGAGTTGCTCTGCAAGTAATATGCGTGGTGCAACTACAACAACTGTGCCATACATTTTTAACTGTCTGACAGTATCCATAATCATACACATTGTCTTTCCACCACCAGTCGGAACAATGACCTGTCCTTTATCATTGTCAGTCATTGCCTGTAGTGCTTGTTCTTGATGTGGTCTTAGTTGCATAATATCCTTTTGATGTCTATATTATAGCACCTCATAATACCTGTTCAAGTGGGGATGTGACAGCTTGTATTCTGTCCTGTATGATGCGACAATACTCCTCTGACAGTTCAACTCCTACTGAACTAAACCCAAGTTCCTTTGCTGCAATAAGAGTCGTTCCTGACCCTGCAAAGGGGTCAAATACAGTTCCTCCTTTGGGTGTGATGAGTTTAATTAGATACTTCATCAACTCTAAATTCTTGACAGTTGGGTGGTCATTTTCAATCGTGCGATTATGTGTTCTCTCTTTTACTGAACTCTTTGTCGAATAGAAGAACCGACTCGCAGTTCCTTCATCACAATAGGTAGTATCTCCAATATACCCTCCTCCACCAAAGACACCACCACCATATTGTCTGCCCTGATAATCCTCGACACCATAGTTCCTCGACCATCCATTCCCACGCTCGCCAAACTTTGCAAACTCATTCTCGACCTCATCACTTCCATCGTGCAATACATTCCCTGCCCATCTACCAGACTCTAATCTCGACTCTTCGATATTGATACCACCTACTCCATGTTCCTGACAGTTCTTTACGATTGTCTTCTCTGAGATAGGTTTCTGTGCTAGAAGTATTGGTTCATAGCAGGGTTTCAGACCAGTTCCCCATCCTTCCCACTTTGGGTCTTTCTTACCTATATTCTGACTCTTTGGCATACCCTGTCCATATAACCACATCAAGACATCTTTAATCCTTAGTCCTGAGTCCTCAACCGCACAAGTGAGTCGATGAAAGGTCTTCGATGCTCCAAAGATAAGCAAGTGTCCACCTGGTTTGAGTGTCTTTGCGATTGACTCCCAAGTTCCACTCTTAAATGCTACACAATTCTGATATGAATCCCAACTATTACCAAGATACTCAATACCATAGGGTGGGTCTGTGACTATTGAATCATACTGTTCCTTACAATTATCTGAATATCTTACACAATCGTCATTAATATACTTACAATCGACCATTGATACCTCATATTTCTCCTATTATAGCACAAAAACCCTCCTTTTGCAAGTCGGGTCTTAAAAATTCTTATAGCCTGTCGGACAACCATACCAAAGGTATGTAGAATTTTAAGAATTTTGACTAAACCTCTACATCATTATTAATCAAATTTAGGTTAAAAGATACTGATATTCTATCTTCATCTGATTCATTTTCTAATACTTTATGTTCTAAGTGTGCTGGAAATAACATTAAACCCCCCTCAACAGGTTCATAAGAATAATCAAAATGATAAGCATTATCGTCTCTAAATTTCCTTGAATAACACATCATTTCATTATAACACATATAATTGTAAGGAGATACGAATAATAACTTACCAGAATTTTTTGGTATTTTTATCCATAAAACTCCTGCGACATCACAATTAGGATGACAATGTTTTACATTTAAGGCATTTGGTGGATTTATATTAACCCAAGTATGACATCTAACATCGACACCACTTTTAAATGATGGAATGTTTGATATAACATCAATAAGAAGGTCTTGAAGAACATCCCCACCTTTAACCTTAAATACCAAAGATTGAAACCCTCCACGATTAGACGCTGTTCTACCTCTTTCTGCATTATCC